CTGAGTCATTTGAACATCTTCGAATAAAAGAACATTTTTACACTTTTCTACCCCTTGATAATAAAATTGAAGTTTTGAAAAAAGAATATCCTATTGGTGATCGAATTGCAGATATTTATTGTAAATTAAATAATGGTAAGAAAATAGTCGTCGAAATACAACACTCAATGATACTTGTTAAAGATTTAATTCAACGCACTAAAGAATACAACGAGAATGATTGTTTTGTGTTGTGGGTATTTAACGGTAGTTCGTTTGAACGGTATCCTAAAATTGATGAGAATGTAAGGATATTAGGTTTTGAAAAATGGTGTCACTTATTATATCGTGGACGTGTATATTACATTAATATGACAAAATCTGGTATCTATAGTCCAGTATATCCCGCTCATTTTGCGAAGTATTACGAAAAAAAGTACTCTAAATCGGGATTCCAGTTCTATCATAGGTCTTTAACTAAAAAAAGTTTTATACCGTCCTTTATTCCCTCTCTAAAAATTAAAACTTTTAAAAATATGGGATTTAACCTAGCTGGTTTTTATGATGATAATGTAAGAAATTCATGCTTAAGTGAAATTACACAATTTTTAAAAAATTATAGCACTATTGAAACGGAAGTAAAAAAAATTAAAAAATTGAGTCCAAATCAAAAGATACTTTACCTAATTATGGTTATTTACGGCAATAAGTATGGTTTAAACTTATTATTTAATATATTAAATTTTCTGAAAATCGTGTCTAAAAAAGACTATCGTTATATGAGCGTTATTTATCGATACCTAATTAAGAAAGAATAGCCAAAGATAAGTTCTTATCTTGGTTTTACTCTATTTTTTGGAATATATAGGCATCGTAAAATAAAGTTTTCTTAATCTCTAGAGATAACTTATGAACGCGGTTAAAATCTCTTGGATTAACAGCATCTGGATGATCTGCGAATTTCTTTTCCCTTAAAATCCCGATCGCACGAAAATTTGGTTCGAAAATACAAATTTTGCCGTTGGTTTTTATCACTCGTACGCTTTCATCGTAAGCTGCTTGACTGTCTTCAATGTGATGAAGAGCTCCAGCAATAAAAACGATATCAAACGATCCATCTTCAAATGGCATTTTCTCAGCATCAAAAGGAGTATAGGTAATTAAGTGGTCGACTTCAGCTTTTTGAGCTGATTCCAACCAATTTCTTTTGGCGTATTCAGACTCGTCGCTCTCCAATTCTCCAGTTAGCACCTGATAATTATTTAATGCGAGAGAAATTGCCATCCTACCTTCCCCAGTTCCGACATCTAATATTTTCGAGTTTTTCTCTAATTTTAATTCTTGAATAATGGGATCAAGATTATCAAAAATAAAACTAAACTCCTCACCTAAGAGCTTTTTAGCATCACTTTTATCCATTTTAATCTAACTCCTTTTTTAAAATTAAGAATATAATTTTCACATTAAAAAATAAAAGAGTGTAATAATAATTTACCCTTATAAATCGTTAATTTAAGGTAGTCCTATGTTATATCTTAAAAGAGCCCATATTCTTATTTATGGAAAAACCTTCGACAAATTTTAACTGGGAACAAGATTTCAAAAAAGACATAGAAGTTGATAAAAATAAACCACTTACTACTAAGATTTTAAACTCAATCGAAGTTCCCGATTTAACTCTTAGAGACTCCCTTAGAATCTTAAAGTCTAAGCATGTGAAGATCAATTAAATAAGAGTTAATACAATATTTTCTATTTTTTTGGCAGATAAAACATTTATTTTTCCAAATTTAACTAGGCCTTCTTGGACAGCGCGGTAAAATGCCTCCTTCATTCAGGAGGTGAATGGGTTCATTTTCAGCACATTCCTTAGGATCACAACATGTGTGACATACTCTTTTAAAGGCGTTAAATTCAATTAGTTCGACATCTTTTGAAATAAATGTGTCTCTTACTGGTTCTTCTCTTAATAAATCCGTGCTTAAGTATTTTTTGTTGTCGTCAGCAAACACAGTAACCACAATAGATTCTTTTCCTAACTTCTCTTGAACTTTCAGCGCACCGAGAAAGTTTGCGCCAGATGATATACCAACCGCAATACCTAGCTGATTCGCTAACATTTGTGCCATTATGATCGAATCACCATCATCTACTCCAATGATACCGTCAAGTTCCTCTAAATTTACGATGGGAGGTATAAATTCGTCAGATATTCCTTGTATTCTATGCTTTCCAACCTTAAACCCTGCTGAAAGAGTCGGGGAATTTTCTGGCTCTAACGCATATAATTTGATTTTGTTGTGCCTTTCTTTCAGGTAACGACCTGTTCCCATGATAGTTCCTCCAGTACCAACTCCAGCAATAAACGCATCGGGATAAAGAGAGTGAAATCGTAGCTGCCACCAAATTTCTGGACCAGTTGAATTGTAATGAGCTTCAAGATTATCGTTATTAGAAAACTGTCTTGGGAGAAAAGCACCTTCACGTTCTGCTAATTCTTCTGTCATTCGAATACTTCCTAAAAATCCACCTTCATCTTTGCTAACCAAATTTATTTTCGCACCAAGGCTTTGGATTAAGTTAATTCTCTCGTTGCTTAACCAGTTTGGCATGAAAATCGTCACTGGATGACCCATTGCCCGACCTATTGCTGCTATAGATATACCGGTATTACCGCTTGTAGCTTCAGCAATTAGTTGACCGCGAACTAGTGTTCCTTTTTGATAGGCTTTTCTAAATATATGCAACGCCATCCTATCCTTTATACTACCCGTCATATTAAGATTTTCTGCTTTGGCATATAATTTCCGGGTTTCTCCTTTATAAGTAAAGCTTATAGCTAAGAGAGGTGTATTTCCAATAAGTGACTTCAGTCCATTAATTTGCCTTTCAATTTTTTTATCCATAATTAAACTCGAATAACACTGAAATTTATTAATATTAGTTAGAAAGTTTTTCAGTTTAATAAATGTTCTACGCGAGTTGTTATGAGTTAATGCATAAGGTTTTATCTAGTTGCTAATACATCACGAAAACAACTTCAATTATTTATTGTATATTAGCGAGATATTCACGCATTCTATCGATATTACATCATTTAAAATATACAAAAAATCCAAAAAAATTAGTCATGACCGAATCTTTACTCGATTTTTTTGTCCTTGCTCAGGGAGGAAAAGTAATTTTTAGCCACTTTTCTCTCATAAAATGCGATGATCAGCTTATTGGAGCATATTTCCACGCTATTAATTCTTTGTATAACATTTGTTTCGAAAGAGATATGCAAAAAGTTTTGATGAATGAATATCGACTCCATTTCACTAAAATTGAACCCTTCTTCTTTATAGGTATATCACCTACAAGTCTCAAAAATAAAGCTGCAAACGGACAGTTTGATTCGTTAGCCCATTCTTTTTACGATAAATACTGCAATAAGCTCCCTCTAAATTGGGAGAGTAATGTAGCCCTATTTAACGGTTTTAGCACCAATATTGACAAACACGAAAAAGAAATTACTTTACCAAGTTAATACTGGCAATATGATCTTTAATTAAACGGGTAACTATGTTTTATTTGATGTAGAGCACAGTTTATCGTCCTATTTACAAAATAAATGGGGGTTTTTTAATAATTTTTATTTTCTTAATTATTGAATGCTTTTTATAATTTTTTTCTTTTATAAATCTTCTTGGATTGAACGCTATTAATAATCAAATTTCAATAAAAAAACAAAAAAAATAGATGATTACTAATGTTTGTCAATCAAAAAATGGACACTTGGTCTCAACCGTATTGGGAACACGTAATTAGGAACATCGGACCGATTACTTTCGAAGAACAAGAATTAATCAGAACTTCACGCGTCGCAGTACTCGGAGTAGGAGGGTTAGGAGGTCCACTCGCAGAAAATCTCGTCAGAGCAGGCTGTCAAAACTTAGTTATTTGCGACATTGATGTCTTCGACGAGTCAAATTTAAACAGGCAAATTTGCACCACTGACGACCTCGGCAAGAGAAAAATCGATGTGGTAGAGGACTTTTTACAGAGGATCGATCCTGAAATAGAAGTCAGAAAATTTTTTAAGATAACCCAACAAAACATAGATGAAGTCTTTGAAGATGTAAAAGTGATCGCTCTTACTTTGGACGATCCTGCTACTTCTATTTTTATAGCTAGGGAGGCTCGGAAACGAGGAATCCCCATGATTGAATCTTGGGGTGTGCCTTTCTTATTTACTTGGTGGTTTACTCCCGATAGCGTAGATTACGAGAGATGCTACAGTCTTGAAACGGAAAAGTTTGATTACTTTGAATTGTCTAACCTTAAAAAGGAGATCAACCTCGCAACCTACCAAGCATTATTGCCTAAAGTGTTTTCCATGCCAGGAGTCAGAGAAAAATACGACCGAGAGCCAGGAGCATTCGAAGAAATGATGGCGGGCAACATCGGAGCTCGTTCGTTTGCACCGTTCGTAAGAATTACCGCTGATTTTCTTTCGGTAGACGTAATTTTCTCTGGAATACTGGACATAAAGCCAAAGAACTTAGCCCCTAACCTGAAAGGGTTCGATTACATCAACATGGAAGTTCAAGAAGCAAAGTTGATATCTAATAATTTTTAACTAAACTCTAACTTTTTTTTTCCTTTTTTTAGATTTTTATCATGCTAAATATTTTTTTCCGCATTTACTAAGAATTGTGGCTCATTTGCCGGTAAAAAGGTTGAAAGTCTTTATATACTAATTTGATTATTAATCGAGAGTGACCTTTGATTTTTTTTTAATCTTCGTTGTTAAGCTTAGATACTAGTTGATTTACTCGTTCTGCCACCGTCTCCAAAAGCTCGTTCTTTTCTTCTATTTCTTCTTTTAGTTGAGATTCCACTTTGGTTGGCGAAAAAGTTTGTTGTGTGTTTCTTAGGGCTTGCATTAATTGTTTAGTCTTCTTTTCCGCAAAGAAAAAGCCAAAATCCGTTATTTCTTCAACCATGCGACTTCGACATTGAAGTAACAAGTGCTTTAAGCCTTTTCCACTAATTTTTCCTTCAGTAAAATTTCTTATCGCAATCTTAAGCTCTTCTAATTCGTCATCATTGAAGATTATTTTTTCTACTACCTGCTCAAAGTTAGCTAATTCTTGACTCTTTTCCATTAAAACTCCCCCAAGTCACCCTCAATGTATTGTCTGAAACCATCGAATATCGTAGAATACATTTCGAATACATTTTCACAGGTTTCGGCTACATTGACCTGATCGCTTACTTCTATCTTCTCACAAGAAGTTAAAAATTGCTTTAGATCATCTGCTGTAAACGGAAACCCTTCGATTTTACCGAAATTTCCTATAAATTTGTTAATATCTTCTGAGGTTATTGCGTAATTCACGCTGTAATATCCTTTGTAAACGCTGTGTAAAAATTTAGGGAATAAATCCCTGCCAGTTTTTATCACTTTCTCGTATTTTTTTTGGTTTAAGTTTTTGTGCATGGAAAAATATTCGTAATATAGAATTGGAGCAAAATTTTTAGAGAGGGCACTTCTTAGGTTAATGGGATTGAGGGACTCTGCTACAAGAGGTTGGGTAGATTCCAGTTCTATTGGTTCGTATGTTATTATCGAACTATCTCGGGAATCGTAATAGTCTTTTAAAACTCTTTGGTAGTGAGGTCCGACCGCAAAGGATGTTTGCATGGACTCCGAACCGCTAGCTCTTCGAGGGTG